GACAACAAGGAAAATTACAGAACAAAATGTGCTTGAAAAAACTATTGAAATTTATACGTTAAGAGGATATAAGGTTAATTATAAAATAAGAGACAATGATTTAAATGATGCAGATAAAGCTTATATTCAAAATTTAGATATGGCTTTAGATTCATTGCCAAAAGATCAGCAGCAGAACCTATACAGGGCAACAAGATTAAATGATTCAGATATTAGGAAATTAGCAAAGGGGGTTGAATTAACATTTACCGGGTACACAAGCACCACAAAAAGCCGTAATGTAGCATTAGATATTTTAGAGAAACACATAAAAGCACAAGACAAGTCTCCAGTTTTATTTGAAGTGATAAGTCATAAAACAGGCAAAAGTGTTCAAGATATTTCAATATTCCCAGAGGAAAAAGAAACCCTTTTTAAAAGGAATTCAAAATGGAAAATTGACGATATAGTTCTTGAAAATAAAGGAGGAAAACAATATTACAAAATTAAAATAAAAGAAAAATGAGTTTAAAAGAAAAAATGGATGAAACGCCAATAAAAATTAAAAAAAATACAAAACCAAAACCTAAACCTAAAAAGAAAAAATGAAACATTATGTTAAAACCTACCTCAAAAATATGGGATTCACAACCGATTGTAAGATACCTTGCGAAGTCTGCAATAAAACGGCTGTGGATATTCATCATATTGAGTGCAGGGGAATGGGTGGAACAAAGGATAAAAATGATATTAGCAACCTAATGGCATTATGCCGGGATTGTCATATTAAATATGGAGATAAAAAGCAATACAAAGAATACCTAAAAAACGTTCACAATGGCATACAAAACGGAAGAGTTAATTGAGAAATCACTTGAAATAATAAAGAGTAAAAACATTCACTTTATAGAGGATTTGGTTAGCTATTTGCCATGCGATAAAAAGACATTCTACAATCATAATTTACACGAATTTCACCTAATAAAAGAAGCGATTGAGCAAAACAAATTAAACATAAAAAATAACCTGCGCAAAAAGTGGTATGATTCAGACAACGCCACTACTCAAATTGCTTTATATAAGTTATTAGCATCACAAGCGGAATTAAAAGCGCTAACCAATCAAACCATTTCCGGAGATTCAGAAAACCCTATTAATTTAAGCGAGATTAAGATTAAGATAGTATAATGGAAGTCCAAGCGACAAAGACATTTGTCGAGAATTGGAGGACGACAAAGAAAATTGTAATTAATCGAGGGGGGACACGTTCCGGCAAAACATATTCTATTTGTCAGCAAATTATGTTATGGTTACTAACCGGGCAAATAAGGGATAACCTAAAAATAGAAACCGGAATTTGCAGCGTAGTAAGGAAATACTCAACAACAATCCATAAAACCGTTCAAAGGGATTTCCATGACATTCTTCAAGAGTACAACGCCTTGTCGATAGTTGAAGTAAACAAGACTAACCGGACTTATTCATACAAAGGGCGCACCGTTGAGTTTTTTGGTGCAGACGATCAACAAAAAATCAGGGGCTATAAATCAAATATACTATTTTGTAATGAAGCCAACGAGTTAGGTTTTAAGACCGAGTTCATGCAGTTGCTTTTAAGGACAACAAATTTGATATTGATTGACTTTAACCCAAGCGATCCGTATGTATGGATCAATACTGAAATTGAGCAAAAGCGGAGAGCGCAAAAGAATGATGTTGACGTTATTGTCAGCACATATACAAATAACCCTTTTATAACAGATGCGCAGAAACAAGAAATAGAATACCTACAACATACAGATCCGGAATTATGGAGGGTTTACGGTTTAGGGGAGTATGGTAAGGTGGAGGGATTAATTATTAAGACTATTAATATTATTGACGAATTACCAGACGACATAAAAAGTAAAGCAGGTGGTATGGATTTTGGATTTACCAATGATCCAACGGCATTATATATTTGTGGATATAAAAACAACCGAGAAACAAAAACCATTGATCTGTATTTAGATGAGGTGATATATGAAACCGGGTTAACAGATAGCGATATTATTAAAAGATTTAATGAGATCGGATTAAGCAAGACAATGCCTATTTATGGGGATTCAGCGAACCCCTCTACGATCGAGGAAATACGCCGGGCAAACTATAATATAAGGGCAGCTAAAAAGGGCATTGATTCGGTCAAACATGGGTTAAATATCATGAAAAAATGCCGTATATTTGTAACAAATCGCAGTTTAGGATTCATGAAAGAGCAGAAGCAATACAAGTATAAAATGTTGTTAAATGGGGAATATACCAACGAACCCATTGACGCTTTTAATCATGCCATGGATGCGGTAAGATATTATTGCTTAATGAACCTATCAGCCACGATGACTGGCTTCGGGTTTGCTAATACGCCAAAAATATGAATATAGAGGAAATAATTGTCAAGGAATACAGACATAAACATTACAAGCGAACGCAAGAGGTGAAGAACCTTGCTTATATTTTAGCGACAGGCGATGGACAGAATGAGATCCTAACAAGTTTAAGAAAAAGGGAAACGCCGGAACAAAAGAAACAAAGGGAGGATATTACAAACTCAATCACCCAAGTACCTATTTCAATTACACAAAACTATTACAACAAGGTAAGGCGAGTTAGTGGGGTATTAAAGCGGATTGATTCGACAGACAAGGCAAGGTTGGAGATGATTGAAAAACAAGTGTATGACTTCCATGATCACCAGTCTTTGGAAGAATATATACACGATTTAATGAGTTATTATACTTTTTATGATCCAAACGCATATCTATTAATACTACCCGATACGATTTACAGCGATACAGGCGCAGCGATTGATATAGAGATAAACCACAAAGTTATTCCAAGTAATGAGGTAGCTTATATAGAAGAAAAAAGGGGTAAGACTATAAAGATCACAACGGTAAAAGAAAGAGAGGTTAAAGATGCACAAGGTCGCAAACAAAAGGTATATGATTATTGCGAGTATGAAGCTGGGAGGGTATTAGAATATACTGACATAACATTTGAGGGCGAAGTAGGGAATTTAGGGTTTACTGACTTACTTATTGAAAGCAATAAACAAACAAGGCGCTTTGCGATTAATGAGTATATCAACACAAGCAAACAATGCCCGGCGATTAGTTTGAGGACTTATTTAGATGCAAGGACAGTCAATGAAACAGGGGTTACGCCTTTAGAACCTGCTATTCCTCTACTTAAAAAATTGATCAACACAAATTCATTACAGGAACTTGTGATGTTTTTGCATACGTTCCCAAAGCGATTCTTATTGACGACTAAATGTAAAGATCCGGAATGTGATACTGGTTATTATCCCGACATGAGCGTATGTAGAACCTGCAAAGGCACAGGGGCAGATTATCACACAAGCGAACAGGATATTGTAATGATAACCGTTCCAGATGGGGCATTAGCAAATGAGATACCTAACCTGCAGAATTTCAGCTATACAGAAAGCCCAAACATTCAAACGCCGGAATATTTAGACAGGAAAGTGGATTCACTAATAAGATCAATATTGTTAGCAATATTCAATCAAGAAGTATATTCAATGGCAGAGATCGCCAAAACGGCGACTGAAAAGATGCTGGAATATCAGAACATATACGACAAGCTACAACCATACACCGAAAAGATTAGCATTGTATTTGAGAGGGTTGTTCAGTTGATAGGAGATTATTATGAGATAAACGAATTAGAGGTTCAACATTCTTATCCGTTAGATTATCAATTCGAAACAGAAACAGACTTAATTCAAAGATATGCAGCCGGGCGAGTTGCCGGGATTAGTCAGGAAATCCTTAATGGATATGAAACTAAAATCATTGAGCGACAATTCCGAAATAACCCTTATAAGGTAATGTTGGAAAAGGCATTGATGAAATACAAACCATTCAGCGACAAGTCAGAAAGCGCAATCATTGCTATTTTGTCGAATAGAGTGCAAGACGATTATGATAAGGTCTTATGGGAGAACTGGAGCAAGGTTAGGGAAATAATTGAGAGAGAATATGAGGACTTTCCGTACTTGACAGATCAAAGGCAGGTTGAAGTTTTGGGGCAAATTGTAGAGGGATTAGAGGTTAAATATATTCAACCACTAAATCCAGTCATAAATATTGACGAATTATGACAGAAAAGGAAATATTAGATCAGATCGAGCGATTGCTTAATAAGGAAACAGATGACTTGCGTTCTTCTGTAAGAAAGGTTGAGCGACTGTTATACGATGCTGCTAATGTTTCAATTAATACTTTAGATATAGGTTTTGATGCGCAAGGGCGAACGGTGTTAACTAACGACGCTGCTAATATGCGAAAAGCAACGGCGGTAAGTAAGACGATGACAGATGCTTTTAATAAAGTCAAACCCAGTTTATTTAAAAGAATATTCCAAACCTTTGCAAGGATATTATCTCTAACCGGATTGTTAAAGGTAGCGCAAGGAAATCCGGTTGATGACTTGATCAATAAGAGCGCAGCTGAAATACTATTCTTAAGATATGGGTTTGATCAAAAGACCGGAGAGATTCGCAGGGAATCATATTTTGATTCTATTTTAGATATAAACCCGGTAGTCAATAAGACCTTAAACGATATGTTTAAGAGTATTCAATCCGGGCAGTCATTAAATGATTTTAGAAAACTATTCGCTCAAAACTTTTTGACCAATACGACTGGTGGGTATTTAACGCAGTATTTTGACAGGTGGACGCAGGATATTTATATGCAAGTAAACGCAACCGCTAATTTGCAGTATGCGATTGAGTTAGGACAGGATCATGCTATTTATGCCGGGACAGAGAAAGACAATACACGGTGCTTTTGTAAAGAGCGAATGAATAATATTTACACTAAAGATGAAATGTTGGGTTGGAATAGGTTAAATTGGGCAGGTAAGATACAAGGCGGTAATGTTTTGATTGATCGAGGAGGGTATAGATGCCGACATATTCTAAATTGGATGAGTAAAGAGGCAGCCGAGATAACAGCACAACGCAGGGGAAAGATTATAAACCAATACAACGAGAATGTATGCTAAAGTTTTTAATTCCGGTAAAGATGACATTTGAGGATGGTGAAGAAATGTTTGACCTTATTTTGGTGGCTAAAAGCTATAAAGAGGCGGTGAGGACGGTCAAAGTGATAGCGACAGAATTAGATGCCGAAAGTTATACTGCGAATATCTATATGTATGTAAAAGAGATGACAAACGAGGATAGTTATTTAATACCCGAAATTCATAATTGATGTTTTTATCCGATTGGCAGGTATATTTTGATTCAGAATTAGGTCTTAAAATGGTTAAGCCTTTGAATGATGACTTTGTCTTTGCTTTAGAGGAAAAGGATAAAAAGGAAAACCTACGATTAAACTTAAACACAACACTAATATTCACAGGGGATGACTATCAATATCTTCAAGAAGCGGTCGTTCTAAACCAATGCCCGGAAATTGATGTAATAATCAAATACAGGTTTCAAGAAGTGTGGAGGGGGTTTTTAAATCCACGAAAAGGAACATACAATCAAGACATTTGCAGGGTAGAGATTAAACCAACGCCAAAGGATGCGCAATATTGCATTGATAAGATTTTAGACAAAGAGGTAAACGTTATCAGTCAAAATGTATCTTACCCAGCGTATTTCGCTTTTCCAAATTCAGTATTTAATCTACAATCATGTGAATTAGGGGAGTTTGATAATGTAACGATAACTAACGAGGGATTGATTTATTCAATCAATGATCAACCGGACTTTAGCGTTTGCGGACTGGGTGATGAAAGCGGTTGGAGTAAGTTTATTGAAACGGTTTTAATACTTCAAGTTAACCCAAATAAAACATTTAAAGTTAGGTTAACCATTACTTATTCAAGGGAGGAATTAACGCTTGACTGTAATCAAGGGCAAACCCCTGCAACATTTTTAGACTTTACCTTATTGACCAATAATTGCAACATAAATAATACAGCAGTATATTCAAGACCTGCGATTACAAGGTTAAAAGAGGTAACAGGGGAGTTGATTACGAGCGACGAAGTTGATCCATTTGCTCCTCTACCAGTTGACAAGGTTTTACAGGTAAAATTTTATGAATATTTAGGTGTTGATGAATTGGGAAACAGACAGCAATATTTTCGGGCGAGGTTATTTAAAGATGTTTTAAATTCCCTTGTTAACGAATGTAACCTAACGATAGTATCTAATTTTTTTAATATTAACCGGGATAATACAAACCCGGACAATGTTGTATATGAAAGAGCGCAAATAGAGGCGTATAATCTACTTATATGGCAGAAGTCAGACATAAAGCGACCGAATAGTTTTCAAGGCGCTACGATAGGGAATTTGACGTTAAAACAGGCTTTAGAGATTGTTGGAGTATTTAATTGCTCATATAAGGTCGAACCGGGTAATATATTACGCATTGAGCATATTTCATATTT